ACAACGCCAGCACCCCCCTCTCTCACAAGGGAAGAACGCGAAGATAAGTTCCGAGCAGAAGCCGAAATGTACGAAGCCGAATACGGAGAAAGAATGATACGAGCATTCTGCGATTATTGGACAGAGTTCGGCGGTAAAAAAATGCGGTTTGAGAAAGAAAAAACATGGGAACTCAAAAGAAGACTGCAAACTTGGAAGCGCAACGATGAAGAACGTAAGGCAAGATATACAAGACAACAGGCACAACCACAGGCGCAATATTCAGAAGTGCCTACAATGGATGCGAAAAAATACATAGAAGAATATGAAAAGAAACACAGATTTTAGAGAGCCTCTGCAACTTGCAGAGTTCCCTATTCCCTACGAGGAGAACCTCGAAAGGAAACTATTATTCGAGTTAATCACAAGTCCCGAATTAATACCCGAAAACCTAAATATCCTATGTGAGGGACTATTCTACGACAGAGATGCGAAAGAAGTCTACAAAGTATTACGAGCAATGTACGATGCCCGCGAAACTATCGATATGGTATCCGTATGTGCAAGGGTAGATAAGACCTATTTCCTTAATCAAATTGCATCTCAAATCGGATATGGCACAGATATGCAAGTGCGAAGCCATATAACCACACTGCAAGTAGTGATGCAACGCCGTAGGTTATATTTTGAAGCCATACGAAACCTCCAAATAGCAAGCAATGAAGCCACGCAACTATCGGAGGTGATGGATGCGCCCACTGCGCTGACACGCACACTCGAACAAGATATGAACTCCGAAACAACCCGAAGTGTAGGCGAGGTGATTAACGAGATAGCAGAGAAAGTCAGCAAGGGAACAGAAACCCATATAACAACAGGTTTTAACACTTTAAATTGGTTTACCTACGGCGGATTTACGGCAGGCAACTTGGTAGTCTTGGCGGCACGCCCATCGGTCGGAAAATCGATGTTTATGATGCAGATGGCAAGAGCGGCGACAATAGCCGGCTATAATGCTTTAATCTTGTCTTTGGAGATGACCAATATCGAACTTGGGGAAAGGTTGCTATCGAGTACGGGATTGCTTGACAAAAGAGATATAGCAGCAGGCAAAGTAGATTGGGAGAATTTCGACAAGGCGAAGCAAATGCTCAACAACGGCAAGATGTGGTTTGACGATGCGCAAGCAACTGCGGATGATGTCTGCACTGCAATAACGCTCAACGCCCTCAAAGGGAGGTGCGATATCGTCTATATCGATTATCTGCAACTGATGAGCACAAGCGATAGCGACAAGAACCTATATAGGCAGGTGACGGAGATGACGAAGCGATTGAAGAAACTTGCCAAAAGTTTAAAAATACCTATCGTGTTACTATGCCAGTTGAACCGCGATGCGGCTAACAGAACACCACAACTACAAGACTTGCGGGATAGTGGCTCAATCGAGCAGGATGCAGATATCGTAATAATGCTTGAAAGGGTACGCAATGAGTTCGGCGAGAATACTAACGAGGTTAATATGTACTTGCAGAAGAATAGAGCAGGAGCAGGTGGAGGACTGAAAATTGCTTGCAGGGGAAATGAAAACTATACACATTTTGTTGAAATATGAAACAATACAAGGATATAGCGATTAAGTACTTCCAACAGTACAAGCAGATGGAAGTAAAGGGGGATGCAACTGCATTACTTGCGCCTTACTACCTTATGGATATAGCATATCAAATCTATTGTAAGGAGATAAAAAACAGGGAGTTTAAGCACGAAGCGCGGAAGTATCTTACCGACTTTGCAAAAGAGTATAAAGCGTTTAATTCGGACTTGTTCCGCACGCTTACAATGGACGAAGCGGATTTTATGATGGACGAGATGGACAATCTTGGGACTGAATTGCATAACTATATCGAGATGTGCAAAATGGAACTCTACACGGCATTAGATGCCTATGGAGAAAGCGCAAGGGATGTGCTTGCATCCATCTTACTATGTGACTTGCTATGTCAGATTGCAGGGTTGTTGTGGACTAACCTCTATGTCTATTTGCCTAACAGAAAGGGGGAAACGAATATGCACCTCAAATATATGCGTAAGTGCTTGATTAAGATGGCGAATAGTTATGAAAGGGACTTGAATGTGGATTTTGTCTGTAACCTCAATAACGCGGAAAAACTTAAAAATACTTGTTTTGCGCTTGCAAACAAGGTGGTAACATATCTAAATAGAGAAGAAGATGAGTAAGACTTACATCGGGATTGATAACGGAGTTACGGGGACTTATACAATCCTATCCGAGCAGGAGAAAGCCTTTGGCAAGATACCCGTAAAAAAAGAGCAGGACTACACGAAAGCAAAGAAGATGATAACACGGCTCGATTATGGCACTTTAAAGGCGATTTTAGAGCCTTATAAAGGCGCGGAGGTGTTAGTGGTTATGGAGCGTCCAATGGTCAATCCTACGAGGTTTATAGCGAGTGCGGTGGCATTGCGATGCCACGAAGCGGAACTGATATTGATAGAGGAATTGGGATTGCCTTTGCGCTATATCGATAGCAAGGAATGGCAGAAGGAAATTCTGCCCAGAGGGACTGAAAAGGACGAATTGAAGTCAATGAGCCTACAAATTGGCAATAGATTGTATCCGATTTTTAACGATGTAAACCATTCAGACAGAGATAGTTTGCTTATTGCAGAATATGCAAGATTAAAAAATTGGTAAAAAATATTTGCTTAATCCAAATTTTATTCCTACCTTTGCAAAAAACAAAAAATAAAGGTATGAAAAAGATTAAAGAAATTCTATTAAATGTTCTATTTTGGAGTATGGTAGTACTCGGAGGAATAGGAGTATTAGGAATAGTAGGATGCGGAGTATGTCACATATTTGTGTGTGATGTGCCCGTGTCCTATTTGCGTATGTTCGGTATCTGCGTATTGATACCGATGGTAGTATATTATATAATCTGCGGCACTTGGGAGGTCGCACAAAGGATTAAGAGATGCAAGCAGGAGATATAGTAGTATGCCGTAACACTACCTACGATATGTGGGGAACGGGTATATATGTCGAGAGGATGAATTGCAATGGGGCAATTTACCACGAAGTAAGGCGAATAGGGGATATAGATAATACTATCTGTTTCGACGGATGTTGCATCCCACTCGACGAAGAGAGTTGGAAATTAATTGGGAAAAAATAATGGAAGAGGATTTATATATTGATTGCCCTATCTGTAAGGGCACGGGATATAAGGGGCAGGATGAGGACGGCAAATATATAGAATGCACCCTCTGCGGTGGAACGGGTGTAGTATGGGAGCACAACCCAGAGTATTTGGAATACTTGCAGGATTTGTGTTGGTTCGAAGAATAAAGGCTCTGCAAAGCACGAACAAAAGCGACAGAAAACCAGTTGTCAAAAAACCTTTGACAACTCAAAAAAAGAAAAAAAATGAAACATTATTGGATTTTTAAAGAAGAAAAAGGGCACACTGAATTAGTATGTAATGGTGTGCATGACACGGAAGATGAGTGTAGCCGACACTGGTATGTGTACTCTTGTGGACTTGTAGATATGGCGCATGAGTTCGGAGTGGGGCAGTTAGAGGTTATTGGAGGGACGCATTCTCGTTCAATACGCATAAGGACAAACACAAAGGATGTAGAGTTTTTTATGCTACTTGGCGAAAAAGAGGGGGAGAAGATGATGGATAATATATGCAATGAACGATGACAGCAGAAGAACAAAGATTGATAGTAGTCGACTGCAAGGCAGTGGGCGATGCTATGACCGAGTTGGGGATGCGACTTGGGTTATATAACGAACTACGAGATAAGTATGCTTATTTTGTAGGATATGATTATTGGCAGGAGATGTCAGAAAGCGAGAAAGAAGACCGCATAAGATACAATTCTGCGCAAGTGCTTGTATTCGAGGAAAATGCGAGATTGGCATACGAGGAGGCATCTATGCAACTCACCAAACTTGGACTGAAAATATCCTTTAATTTCAACGAGTGGCTACAAGCAGCAAAGGAAGCGCATCCAATCAAGTCAGAATTAATTATGAATAGTGTTCCCGACTATGTAATTAAAGCCTACAAGAGGGAACAGAACAGATTGAATAACAGAGAAATATATAAGATATGAAACAATTTAACTTAAAAGAGTATTTAGCCAATCCGTCACGCAAGGTTGTGACGAGAGATGGCAGAAGTGCAAGAATAATTTGCACAGATAGAAAATCTGATTTAATGTATAATGTTGTGGCATTAGTTAAGTTTTCTGAATTTGAGAACGAGGGGGTTTATTGCTATTCAGATAATGGTAAGTATTTATCAGGAAGAGATGGCAATGACTTAGATTTATTCTTTGCACCCGAAAAGCATGAGGGGTGGGTGAATATGTATAAATTAAATTGCAGGGAGCAAAATTTGGGGTGTGTGATTTATAAAACCGAAGAAGATGCAATTGGGGCAGGGCGAACCAGTAACGAACTTTATATTAGAACGATTAAAATCGAATGGGAGGAATAGAAAATGAAAATACTTTTAGGAATACTATTTTTTGTTTTTGGATTTCTTAGCTTGGTTCTAACATTTAGTATAGATTATGATAAGGATTTGAAAAATAAGATTATAGCTTGGATATCAACACTCTGTGCTGGTTTGTGTTTTGGAAGTGCTCTTAACTATTTTGGAGTATTTGATGCACCGAAGACATATCCAGCAGAGAATTACACTATAAGCATAAAGACAACAACCATAGATAACAAAACAGATACAACTTATGTAATCAAGAGAAAAAATAAATAGTATATTATGAATAGAGTTGAAAAATATGCGGAGGAATAAATTATGAATAAAATAGAACAACAAGCAAAGGCTTATGCAGGATGTACCAGTTCGCCTAAATTAGTAGGCAGATTGAAGGAATTTTATGCAGGTGCAGAATGGATGTTGGAAACTGCAATAGATTGGCTTTCAAGACATGGGTATGAGGATCAATATTGTAGATATTACGGTGAAGGAGAGTATTATGATCTAGACTTGCTCCTTCTGAATTTTAGAAAAGCAATGGAGGAATAGTTATGGAACATTGGGCAGCAAAAGAAAATCTGACAGCGAAGTATTACTGTATAATACTCAAAAAACTTGCTGATAGTAGTTCACAGGAGTTAGATTTTATAGATGAGTATTTGCATAACTTTGCAGATGAGTTGGAGGACTTAATAACAGAAGATATAAGAATAAGGATAGATAGCATATTATGACACTACTTGAACAAAATTTCATGGAAGCAGTCACAAGGTACTTATCGAAGAATTAAAGAAAAAATGAGAAATAGATTTATTTGTTATTCATGTAACAAACCATTTCCATTGACCGAAAATGGTTTCAGTAAATACTACCTTTTGAATGGCAGGGCTATGTGCGAGGAATGCTATAAAAAAATTGGTGAAATTTAGCACTTATTGAAGAATTAAAGAAATAGGGATATGGGAATAATAAGAGAATACTTCTTCAATATGAGATGTGATTGCTGTGGAGAATTACTTGACGATGAGTATTGGACTTCGGATAAAGATGGAGCAAAGTTAAATGCAGAGGACTCCGATTGGATAGAAAGAGGTGGGAGGTGGTATTGTCCCAATTGTTGGCATTACAACGAAGATGATAATATTGAAACAAAAGATGGAAAGGTATAGTATAGGGCAGTGGAGAACTGCCAATGATGTAAAAATTTTATTCTTGTGTTAATTAATTATGAACATAAAAGAAATGACAGATAAATACATAGGATACCCTCCCGAAATAGATGAGGGTGTAGATGTAAGTTTACAGCGAAAAGCCTACAAACAAGGGGTAAAGGATGTAATTAAGTCTATTGAAGATATATTAAGCAACCTTAAAGGTGTTACAGATAGAGAAATCAATGATATAGAAGCCAACATCACTGAACTTGTAAACAGCAGGTTGAAAGGCAATAAGGAGAGGGAAGAAAGGGCAATCATAAGGCAAGGTGGGTTAATGGTTGGCACACTGGAAGATTGGTACTATGTTGAACAGGAAATACAGAAGATAACAGATGAAAATAACTGAGTTGATGGTAGGAGATTGGGTGGAATTTGAAACAATGACATCTAATTATCTATACGGAAAGGTCGAGGGAATAAATAAAAATTACATAGCGATAGAAACAATAAATGCTATCGAGGATGTCCCTATCGAGAAAGTCGGTAAAATAGTTGTTACTCCTGATATATTAGATAAGAATTTAATTAAGTGTATTGATTATTGGACATGTAGTGAACCAATTTTTATTAAAAAAGAACTCAATGCGGACATTTATGTTATTTTCTCATCTATCGATAATATGTGGCATGGCAGTAATGAGGTAGCAACTTTTGCATCCGTACACGAATTGCAGAATATATTAAGAGTAATGGGGTATAACGATTTAGCAAATTGGTTTAGGATATGAACGAGATTAAATGTGCATCCCTTATGGTAGGGGATTGGATAATGGACGAGCACGGATTTCCGATGCAGATAGAAATGGTGGGAGAGAATTATTGTTACGCTAACTTTGAGGGCAACGAGGGCGACCCGTGGGAGTTTGACGACAAAGATTACCCATGTTATGGCATACCACTAACAAAGGATGTGTTAGCCAAGGCTGGCTATAAGCACCCATCTAACATTGATTGTGAGTGGGAATATGCAATAGAGGGTTATTATAATTATTTTAGTCTTATGGTATATGATGATGGGATTTATGTTAATTACGATATGTATGGAGAAGAGTTACCTATACATTACCTCCACGAATTGCAACATCTTATGAGGTGCAATGGAATTGCGGAAAAAGCAGATAACATTAAAATATAACACAATGGAAAATCAAAACGAAATAACCAAACAAGCCCTATTAGAGGGCAAGACGCTAACGCAATTAAATATGTTATTCGATTACGGCATAGGCAACCACACTGCGGTAATATCGAGAGTACGAAAGGCGTTGAGGGAGGAGGGTATCGAGGTAGTAACGGAATTCAAGACGATGAAATCAAAAAAGACGGGTAAGATAGTCAGATTTGCGACCTATTACATCCCCGAAAAGAAAAAGGAGGAAACACTATGGCAGAAGATAAAAAGATATATTGGCTAAATGTATTCGGAGAGATAGAGAGTAGCAGTGATAATCTATCTTGGGAGAGAGAGTTGAAGAAAAGTGGGAATTACTTTGAAACATTCGCGCAAGCACTGCGAATGCGAGAGAAGATAAAGGAGATATTGAATGAGAGTGCGAAAGAAGACCCTATGGGGCAAGATAGACAGTAAGGGAGAGTTAGGGATGCGGTGGGCAGAGTTAGAGGAGTTCTGCAAACTGCATCCCAACTGCAATATAATTCTGCGAGCGGAGATACAGAGCAAGGAGCCGAGCAAGAAGATGAAAGCCTATTTTTTCGGGTATGTCTTGCAGGAGATGCAGAGGGCAATGTACGAGAACGGAGAGGACTTGACGGAGCAGGGAGTATACGACAAGATACGGAGGGAGTGCCCTGTCTTCTGCGAGGAGATAAGAGAGGAGGGGAAGTGGAAAGTAAGGGTGAGGGAGTGGGAAGAATTAGACACTGCGGAAGCGGTTGAAGCGATTGCTTGGGTACAGAGATATGGGGCTGAAAATTATTATACGATAATCAACGATGCTATTAACGACTGACGAGGAGTATTTATACGCCCAAAAGAGGGGCTATGAGCCACTTATAGACGAAAGACTACCAATGAGCCACGAGTTGCGGATAAGCGTGCAGAAACGGCTTTTTGGCAAGAATAACGCGGAGGGCAATGCGAGGTTTTACAAATGGGTAATAGAGCACAAGCCGCATATCTGCGAGGAGTGTGGAAAGCCGTTATATTGGCCGTCTGCATTTAATGTTAGCCATATTTTAACGAGGGGGGCGCACCCCGAAATGGCACACGACCCACGAAATACGAATATGTTGTGTATAAGTTGTCATAATTTATGGGAGCACGCACCAACTCGTAAGGGTATGAAAATCAAGGAGAAGAATGATGTCACGATAAAAAAGTTAAAAAAAGAGTATAATTTTTTCTAAAAATATTTGCACAATTCAAATCTTTGTTATACCTTTGCAATACAAACAACGCGGAAGTCTGAAAAATGACGGATTGAAATATTGAGATAAATATAGGTTACGATTAATCCTTAAAGTCGCGTATTACCGCGAAAAGGTAGCAACTTATAGGGCGGTCGGAAGAGAGTGCAAGAGGTGATTTTGGACAACTCTTTGTGGGGAATAAGTCTTGGAATACTCACAACGCCTTTTTAATAAAACATAAAACAATATGAAAGCATTTTTGTACAAGACCACGGGTGCAGTGGTAGAAATCAATCCAAAGAACGGCACTGATTTTTCTTTGGAAGAGTTATACGAGCATATCGGATGCCGTGTAATAGATATTTTATCATTGAACGACAACAATCGTTTGATGGTAATCGATGATGAGGGCAAACTGAATGGCGCGGAAATCAATACTACCGCCACGATGATTGCTCAGAATTACAATGTAATCCCGATATGGGATGTAATAATGGGGAATGTAGTTATATGCGATAGTGGAATGATTAAATAACATATCCGCTATGTGGTATAATTGGTATGAACACTTGGAGTGCGTGGGAATTTTAAGTGAAGTTAAATTTTAAGCAGGCACGCATTTGCGAGGGATGTAGGTTCAAGTCCTACCATAGCGGATTAAAAAAACAAAAAAGATATGAAAAAGATAATGGCAATAATGGTCGCTTTGTTGGTCGGGATGACAGCAGTAGCGCAGAATGGTTGGGTTTCAAGTTATCATGAACCCGATGAGTTAAAGGGCACGGAGGAGTATTTTATATATCTATACCAAGATGCCGAATATAGTGCTTTTTACAGGAGTGGAAATGATGTTTTCTGCATTGGTATTAAGAACGGCATATTCGACTATGATAGCGATGAAAGTGTGAGCGTATTGGTTGGGTTTTACAAGGATAATACCCTACAAGAAAAGATGAAAGTCGCTTTTGATTGTCTATCGACGGGAACATCTATGGGGATAGGTTTTGGAGTTGGTCAGAAAATTATAGATTGGTTAGAGAATGGTGGAGATATAAGGATAATTGCTCCGCGTTTTAGGCGTGGTGATATGGATGTAACAATACCACATAGGAAATGAGGTGTTACGGGTGCAAATACTTGCAGTGGAAGCGACTGCGCGGTGGTAACCGATACTTGCACTTATGTGCGAAGTTTAGGGAATTTAAGGGGGATTGGATAACAGCACCCGAAGCCTATAAAAAGATTTGTCAAGGGCAATGGAAAAGCAGTTGTCAGTAGAGGTTATACAGGAGACCTCGTGGAATAGGGCTTTGAATGCCGCGAGAAGAACGGCAGGGAAAGAGCCAATAAAGAAAGAGCCATCCGCCGAATGGAAGCGGATGTCCCTTTTTGCGGAGCACTCACAAATAAAGTTAGTTGAGTATCGGATAAGTTTCAAAAATTTGCGTCAGTGGGTAGGTGTGCACTTGTTAAGGCACGAGCATACACTTCCGTTCATCCATTCGCAGAGAGAGGATAGGAACAAGGCAGTGGCGAAGCAGACGGAAAAGGTGATGCAGATACTGAAAGCGGATGCAGAGCAGTATTTGGATTGGAGGGCAAGGGACTTTATGTTGCAGGGAGAGCGCAACGAGCAGGACTTTTATGTCAACGCTCAAACGCTTATAAACATAAGCAGGAAGCGACTTTGTAGTTGCGCAAGTCCCGAAACGCGGCAGGCTTGGACGCTGGTCAAGAAAGCAATAACCGAGCAAGACCCCGATATGGGAGCAATGATGGTGCCGAACTGCATCTATCGAGGGAGATGTCCCGAAAGGGAGAGTTGCGGATACTACAAGAGTGAGGTATTTAGGATTGAATTAAATAATTATTGGAAATTAATTGGAAGATGAAAATAGTATATTTTAGCGATTGCACGGGGACGAGTGGGAATGTCCCCATAAGGAAAGAAAAAGACGGATTTACCCTTTGCTATCGAGGAAATCTGTTAGAGAGGATAGCATTTGTTTTGACGGGCAGGATGTATCTGCGGATGCGAAAGGATAGCATCCCAACGATAGGACTGACATACGAAAAAGAGATATGAAAATAATAAAAATTCTTTGGACACTTCCACAGACGCTATTAGGGGCGTTGTTGTGGGTGATATTAAGACCCGACACGACGAAGTATGTGGATGGGAAGAAGATATACTATTCAGAACTGATGCGCGGCAGTGTATCGTTAGGGGAATTTATCTTCTGCGAGTTCAATGTCTTTAAAGACCTATCTTGCGTCACAGAAAGGCACGAAATAGGGCATTATAAGCAGTCGCTGATACTTGGGTGGTTCTACTTGCTTATAGTGGGTTTGCCGAGCCTTTTACACGCTTGCTTACATAGGGGTAAAAATTATCGTCACTTCTATACCGAGCATTGGGCGGACGATTTAGTAGGGGAGAACAAAAAGAGGGCAATCCACGAGGGCATTCAATTATCCGTAGCATTACACTTGGCATTGGTAATCATATTGGTTGTATTGTTATGACAGAGAGGTTGAAAAAGAAAGTAGATAGAGCCATACGGCTACTGCAAGCCATTCCGACGGAGGATGGACCAATCGAGGTAGCCTATTCGGGCGGCAAGGATAGTGATGTGTGCTTGGAGTTAGCGAAGATGGCAGGCATCAACTACCGCGCTATCTACAAGATGACCACGATAGACCCCATAGGTACTATAAAGCACTGCAAGGATATGGGAGTGGAGATTAGACGCCCCGAACAGACTTTTTTGCAGTTAATAGAGAAGCGCGGAAAGCCGTCAAGGTTTAGGCGGTTTTGCTGTGGAGTGTTAAAAGAGTATCCAATTTTACCTCGTGCAATAATGGGAGTGAGAGCAGATGAAAGTACAGCAAGAGCAAAGCGATATCACGAACCCGAAGAGTGCAGGATATACAAGAAGATGAAAGGAAAGCCCAAAGTAAGGGCATATTACCCTATATTGGATTGGACTTTGGAGGATGTGGCGGAGTTTATCGAGGAGCGAGGAATAAAGTGTGCACCCGTCTATTATGACGAGCAGGGGAAGTTCCATCCCGAAAGACGATTGGGATGCATCGGATGTCCGCTTGCAAGTCAGACAAAGCAGATAGAACAATGGAAGCAGTACCCACAATTACTCAATCTAATTATAAAGAGGATACAAAGGTACTATGACAATAGGGGGGAAAGATATCCGAAGATGTGTTCAAGCGCAATGCTTGGAATTTAATGTATTCCGAGTTGTTTTGTAAAAATTCGGAGGACTATATTAAGAAGACAACCGGGATGTTCCCATTGGAGCAGACGCCCGAAGAGTTTATGAGAGATTATTTTAGGATTAAAAAAAATGAATAGAAAAGAATACATAAAGGAATACATGCGTCAATACCGCGAAGAGTGGAAGACCAACGACCCCGATGGATACAGAGAGTATTGGAGGGATGTCGAGCGACGCCGCAGGGAGAGGATGACAGAGGAGCAGAAAGAGCAACGAAGAGCGTACCTAAAAAAGCATCAGGAGATGCATCGCGATGAGCGGAATGCATATCAACGCGAATGGGCAAAGAAGAACCCCGAAAAGGTGAAAGAGTATCAAAAGAGGTGGTATGAGAAGAACCGAGCAAAGGGTATTAGAATACAAGAAGAACAAAAAAAATGGTAACGAAAGAGAAAGCAAAAGAGTATGCCCGAATTTATCGGGAGAGGCACAAAAAAGAAGTGAGTGCTCGTGCTATTAAATGGGCGAAGAAGAACCCCGAAAAGGTGAAAGAGTATCAAAAGAAGTGGTACGAGAAGAATAAAGATAGGGTATTAGAGCAACACAGAGCGAAAGCAGACGAGTTGCGAGAGTATCAGCGCGAATGGGTTAAGAACAACCCCGACAAGGTGAGGGAATACCAAAGGAGAGCGAGGGAGAAAAAGAAGAATGGAGCATAAAGTACGACGCAGACGGAGGATATCGGATGCAGTCAAAAATCTACCACGCAGGGCAACGACAGAGGAGATGGAGATTAGCGAGGAGATACGCGGATTGCTCGACAAGGATATAAATGACATCATAGGAGGAATAAAAGACAAGATGGGAGAATATATCTTACATAGCATTAACAACGCAATGACACCGCATAGAAAGGTTATAGAGATACACAACGCGGTAAGCAGGTATCTAAATGTGGTATTTAGCGAAGACGACGCAAAACTCTTTGCAGACGGGTTAAGACAGGCGGTAATGGCACTGAACTATCGCTACAAAGACAACCAAATAAAAATTTCGGTGGATATGGTGGATAATGTAGTTACGGGCATCCGATTTATGGACGAATATGGGAAAGTTATGTATTTAATCTTCAAAAAGATACGAGGAAAATATGTTAGTAAATCAGATATATAACGAGGATTGTTTAGAGGGTTTGAAAGGCCTACCCGACGGATGTATAGATACAATCATTTGTGACCTACCGAGTAGAGCTGTAAATAGGTGCAAAAACAACAGATGGGATAACAGAATAGACCTATCGGAGTTGTGGAAGCAGTGGAAGCGAGTGCTTGTAAAGGGAGGAAATGTGATTTTGTTTGCATCGGGTGCGTATCTTGGCGAACTGATAAGCAGTAACCCGAAGTGGTTTAGATACGAGTTGATTTGGGCGAAGAACAACGGCACGGATTTCTTCCACGCACACACGAAACCCATCAACAAGCACGAGAGTATTTGTGTATTTGGGGATAAAAATCCACATTATTACGATAGTGGAATAGAGAGGGTGGAAGCGAAGCGAATAGAGTGTAGGAATGGAGTAACATTCGCGCATGTCAGAAAGACTGAAAGGCAACCACGGCGAGGGTTTCCGACGAGCATCCTCAATATCCCAAAGGAGCGCACGCAGGTAGTAGCAACGCAGAAGCCGCTTGAACTGATACGGATGTTAGTGCGGATGTACACGAAGCCTGACGGAGTAGTATTAGATAATTGCATGGGCAGTGGAACAACCGCGGTGGCGTGCATTTTAGAGAAGAGAAATTACATAGGTTACGAGTTGAACAAAGACCACTACAATAGAGCGGTCGCAAGGATAAAAGAGTATGAAAAATAAAATTGAAGAATTGACAGACCAATTAGTAAATGAATGCGAAAGGGCATTTATAATTGCAAAAGGGGAAGAAGATATAACTTTAAGGCTCAAAGGGATGGGAGATGAGATTGCATCAAGTGTATATACAGCAATAGAGCAGGGGTCGGAAATAGAGCAGATATTACTACCAGTAGTAGCCGCTTTTTTAGTCTATCATCCCGAAAAGAGAGCAAAATTTATACAATTAGTTTCAGTCATCAACGAAAAACAAAACTAAACTAAAAATTCATAAACCATTAAAAACTAAAAATTTATGTCACAGAGATTAAAAGGATTTTTGAGATTAAGTAGTATTCCCAAAGAGTTAGTACAAACAACCAACCAAGGATTGAAAGGCGTGTATATCAGTGTATCCGAGTTGCGGGAGCCGTCCAAATTCGGGGCAACGCATACGATAACGATATGGGATAAAGAAGCCAAAAAGGCTATCTATATTGCAGACTTAAAGCCCGACGAGTGGAGCGACCCTGAACATGTCAAAAATTCACCAGCTGCACAAATAGCAAAGGCAGACGAGGGCAAAGACGACCTACCATTCTGATCTGAAAATTCACGGACTGAAAATTCACGGAGGGATGCATCCTATTGGGTGTATCCCTTTCTTCTTAAAAATCCACGGGCTAAAAATTCACGGCGGTGGGGTGGTGTATGAGCGCGCGTGTGGTGCGTGTGTGCATGTGCACGCGTGGAGCTGTCAGAACTTGCAGTGCTACTGCAAACATACCGACCCACAAAAACCCTTCTAAAACGCTCGTAAAAAGAGCAAAGGTAGTCCAATACCATAAATGTAGTATAAGTGCCTTAAAAGTGCCTTAAAATCGATTGCACGAGAAAAAGAAAAAGGGATTAAATATTATAACCCCTTTAATTCTTTCTCATTACTATTTCTTAATTTAAGTTTTTTAATCTTAATTTAGAAAAATAGCAACCCCGAACTTGGACTATTTCACCAAATTCAAGCGCTTTTTTGGCCTTAATCTCCGTGTCTGTAGGCTCGATCCATCGGTATTCACTTATATATTCATCATAAGAGCTTCCGTAGTAATCTTCAATGAAGTCTTCCGCGAAGCTATTGATGCTCATGCGGGAAACATTCCCGCGATGTAACATATAATATATTTCCAATGCCCGATATTCCAGTTCTGGATAATCTTTGAAAGCGATATCGTATACACTTTCTAATAATTTTCTTTTTTTCATAACATTATAATTTTAACTTTTTCAAAGCCACTTGCAAGCGGGCTTGTTTGCTTCATCTGGGAACAAAGGTAGGGCAAATATTTGAATTATGCAAAAAAAAACTAAAAATTTCTGTCACATTAATTTTAAGTCACTGCAAATTAAAAATTTATGGAGGGTAAAAATTCACCCATTACATTGAGCGTCTGGTATAATAGCACATACGCATAACATGTACGAGGGGGTAAAAGTCCAAAGGCTCTAAAACGCCCGAATAAAGGGATAAAAAGCCTAAAAGGTATAAGAGTACCGCAAAGGCTTATAAATCGATTTAAGACGGGTTTTTGTGGCTTGTAAGGCATAGAGCATAAAAGGCACAAAGGGTTGAAAAAATAAAAGGGGGCTAAAACAAAAAAACCACTCAATTCAATGAGTGGCTTTGCTTTTAATCTGTAACATCTGGTATTAGGTAGCTATTAGCCGGAGTTTCAACGCGTAGCCCATCCTCAGTGTGCCAAGCACACGTAAAACCAAAGGTATTAAAAGAAAGTATCCTAACTCCCATGGAGTAAGGGTGTTCCCAAACATGAGCCCTATAGACTTTTAAGAATTCTTGATTACATTTATTGTAAGCAATTCTTTTATCATTGCTATAAGACTTATAGCAGTCTTCAAGGTAGTGTAATGTGCTATGGTTATAGGCATTAATATACTGTTGTGCTTTTTTTGTGTTTTTGTTCAATGTTTTCATAACTATTTGATTTTTAAACGATTAATATTGATTTTTAAGGTTTTACCGCCCACCTTAAAGGGTTGAAAAATACTATCTTACAACTTTTATGCATTTGCCGGAGTCTGCCAAAATGCGGATACAACTCCAAAATCCACTACCATTTATATAAATGGTGTGGGCTTCTGTGATGGCTTGTTCAAGTTGTGATCCATTTCTTTTATCGAAATCGGACAAAAATAAACTCATTTCATTTCCATTTTTTTTCATAACATTAAAATTTTAACTGTTCAAAGCCACTTGTAAGCGGGCTTATTTGCTTTATCTGAGAACAAAGGTAGGGCAAAAATTTGAATTATGCAAATATATTTTAACTTTTTTACATCCGCTTTCTTAATGCTTTGATAATAAAGGCTTTGAATAAAGGGCTGAAAAAACAAATATAGGTCATTTGTAATTATATATATATGAGGCTTTCAATTATTGGGTGAGGCTGTTCGATGTTCTTTGCTTATTTATGCTTATTTATGCTTATTCATTGGGTGGTGATGCTCTTTGCGTGATGCTCTTTTGTGTGATGCTCTTTGTGTGGGGTTCTATGTGTGGGGTTCTTTGTGTGATGCTCTTTGTTTGATGCTCTTTGTTTGATGCTCTTTGTTTGATGCTCTTTTGTGGGGTTACTTCGTTTATCGCGAATTACTTAATCACGCTCCCACAAGCCTGCAAGCCCGTTTTTTTGCTTTTTAGCCCTCAGAAAGGGGGGCGCAAAACCACCCACTGCAAGCTGACAAAAAGAACAGTGCAAAGTGCCGTAGTTGTGGCTATAAAACTTACAAAAAGTCGCATTTTTGGGTGTTTGGTCTCCGAAAACACGGGGGAAACACTTTTAAGTACTTACAAAAAGTCGCTTTTTGGGTGTTTTTGGTGCAAGAGTGTACAAAAAGGGGCACTATTGTGTTTGATAGGGGCGTGACAGGAGGGCAAAAATGTAAGTAGTCGGAGAGCGTGGTTTTTGTTCCAGTCGCGGCAGGGTAGCCGTTTGGATGAAAGGGGGCTGCATTTTAGACCCCCCCTATATGAGAGGAGAGGGGGAGGGGGAGTTAGTCCGCCCAAAATGCGCGGTACTAAAAATAGGAAAGGAAGTTCTCCACAAAGTGCGCGGTACTAAAATGGGAAATTAGGGAAAAAAGTAGTAACTTTGGAAAAAAAGGAGGAAGAAAAATGGGACAAAAGAGTAAAGAAGCGGAAGAGAGGAGGATAGAGATGGCGGAGGGGATAGTGAATGGGGGGTTACATGCGGATATAGGGAGAGAGGTTGGGGTAGCAAGGAGTTTTGTAAGTCAGTTGAAAGGGGATTTGTTAGATGAGTGGAAGCGTGCGAACATAGGTGCGATAGATGACATGGTAAGTCGGGAGATAATGCGGATAGACAATTTAGAGGAGGTAGTGATGAGGGACTATGAGAGCAGCAAGCGGGTATTAAAGCCTATGGAGTATGCGGCGTTAATGGCGAGGGGGTTGAGTATGGATGAGATAGATGAGTGTTTTGCGAGCAGGCCGCAGAGTGGAGACCCGCGGTATTTGGACACGTTGTTGCGGATAGGGATGCAGCGGATGCGGTTGATAGGGGCGATAGGGAGGGTAGACAAGCGGAAGCAGGTAGTCAACCAGTACAATTTCGGGAATTTGAGTGAGGAGGATATGAGGAGGATAGTAGGGGAGATGCAGGATGCGAAGTATAAGGAGGGGGGAGAATGATAGATGAGATGACGCCGGAGTTGATGGTGCGGTATATGGCGCAGAGGGACTTCGGGGTGTATATGAGGTATTTGAACCCAAGTTTAGAGATGACGAGTTATCATCGGAGTTTGTACCGGATAGTGGACAAGTTCGCGCATGGTGGGATTAAGAAGTTGATAATTAGTGCAAGTCCGCAGACGGGGAAGAGTGAGTGCAGTAGTAGGGGGTTGCCGAGTTTTTTGATGGGGATAAAGCCAGAGAAGAACATAGTGATAGGGAGTTACAACACGGATTTAGCGAGGACGTTCAACGAGGATGTACAGAGGAAGATGCGGAGTGATGCGTACATGGCGGTATTTCCGGGCAGTAGGATAAGTGATGGGAGGATAGACCGGGAGTGGCGTTGCAATGCGGATGAGACGCAGGTAGTTGGGTATGATGGAGGGGGATTGAGGGTAGTAGGGCGAGGGAGTTCGTTGACGGGTAGGAAGGTGGATGTAATGATAATGGACGATATGTACAAGGATTACAACGAGGCGAGTAGTCCGATAGTGAGGAACAAGGCGTGGAGGTGGTACACGAGTGTAGTATTGAGTAGGTTGCAGGATTGGGGTCAGCAGTTGATGGTCTTCACGAGGTGGAACGAGGATGATTTGATAGGGCGGATAATAGCGAGTGAGGGGGTAGTAGAGGTGAAGAGGTGGTCAGATTTAGAGGATTTAGGGGAGAGATGGGCGTATGTCAATTTCCCTGCGATAAAGGTAGGGGGGCCGACGGAGTTAGACCCAAGGGAGGAGGGGGAGGCTATCTTTCCGAGCCATAGTAGCATTGAGAGTTTGATGATGAAGAAGAGGGCGGATCCGTATGTATTTGAGTGTTTGTATCAAGGGCATCCGTTCAGTGAGGACAGCAGGTTGTATGGTGAGTTCAAGGAGTACGTAGACAAGGGCGAGTATGGTGTATGTATTCGCAAGGGGTGTTGCATTGATGTAGCGGGTAGGGGAGGGGATGACACTTGTAGTATATGTTACGATGTGTATAGGAGCAAGAGCACGACATACAACGAGCAGACGCGGAGGTTTGAGCCAGTGGTATTCATATTAGTGACGGATATTTATTTGAGTGATGCGGGGGTAGAGGAGACGAGTATAATGATACCGCAGCAGATAAACATGCAGGGCAGTCAAGTGGTATGGTGTGAGCGGAACGCAGGAGGGGAGCAGTTCGGGTTGAGTATAGCGAAGAAAGTGAGGGCGAAGATAGAGTTGTATTTCAGTGAGGGGAACAAGGAGGCGAGGATATTGAATAGTGCCGGGCAGGTAATGAGCCAGATAGTTTTTCCTATGGGCTGGAAGGACAGGTGGCCGAAAGCGTACAAGGAGTTGAGTGGATTTGTGCGGCACTTCAAGGCGAATGCGCATGACGATGTACCGGATGTATTGAGTAGTATAATTGGGAAAGAGGTGAATTGCAAGAATGCGACGAGGGGGTATAGTGGTGGAGTATTTCGGCCGAGGGGCATTCGCAGGGGGAATTGAAAAGGGGGCTTCTGTTAGGAAGTCCCTTTTTCGTTAAGTTTTTCCGATTTGCGTTTAGTTATTAGGGTAATTAGGTTAGCGAGTTCCATAATGAGGAGGATAGAGAGACCCACGGAGAGGGGGATGAGCAGTGGTAGTAGAGCCACGAGTAGGGGGATGGTGTGGGTACAGAGTAGGACTATGGAGGAGATGAGCCAAATAGTCCAAAGGATAGAGACGGGGAAGTAGTTGAGTACTTGGTCGAGGTCGAGTTTAGTCAATTTTTGTTTCATTTGGTTTTTTGAGGTTTAGGTGAGCGAGTGCCCACGCGGTTAATGTTTTTATATCTTCGAGTAGGAAGAGTGCTTGTTGGTCGGGCGCGTTGTCTATGAGCGCGTCGATATTTGTTTTGATTGTATCGGGGTGGTAGTGCAGTTTGAGGATAGGTTTGCGGAGGATGTTGTTTCCTTTTGCATCTCTAACTGCGGTGATTACGGGTTTGATTACTTTTTTAGGGGACATTGAGATATAAATTTATGGAATTCGTTTGCTTGCAGGCAGAAGTGTTCAAATTGGTGAGTTGTTTTGCAGATGCGTCTTTCGCGGAAGTGGCATCGTTTGCAGTATTCGAGTACTTTATTGTCTGTCATTTTTAGGCGTTTTTAGAGGGGTTTAGACCTTTGGCGATACAAGATACAAATTTTCTGTTATAAGTGGCTTATTTGCCCGTTGAGCCGTAGCCTTTGTCGCCGCGTTCTGTTTGGTCGAGGGTGTCAGTTTCTTGCCATTCGATAGGGGTAGTGATGCCGAGTTTGAGTTGGCCGATTTTGTCGCCTACTTTGTATCGAGGCAGAGAGGTATTGAGGTGGTAGAATACGGCAGATACTTCGCCGCGATAGGGTTCGTCTATTGTGCCGACGCAGTTAGAGAGTACCATCCCTGTTTTCCATACGGAGGAGCGAGGGCGGAAGTCTATTGCGAGGTTGTAGATACTTGGGTGAGGTCGTACGATTTGGAACGCAAGACCGATGCCGTATTTCCACACATTTGGTGCTATTTCTTCTTCGGATGTAGCGACGACATCGTAGCAGAAGTCGTCTTTGTAGGTTTTCTTTGGGATTTGAGCCAAAGGAGAGAGTTTTTTGATTAATACTTTCATCTCTTGAATGGTAGTTGTTCGTTTATGTTACGGGTACACATTTCATCGCATTTTTCGTTCCATTTGTTGCCGCTGTGACCTTTGATTTTCTTTATAGTTATGTTTGCCCTTTGAGCGTTGACGACATTGTGGTAGAGTTCGATGAGGTCGGCATTGAGGGTGTATTGCTTTGTGCTATTGCAGACGAGGGTGCAATATCTACTATCGGTATAGATGATAGCATCTACTCCTATTGGGAGTTGTGCTATGGCGTAGATGATTGCAAGGAGTTCGGCGCGATTGCTTGTTTCGTTTTGGATTTTCGACGAGGAGCAGGCCACTACTTTACCCTCTTCGTCGAGGATGACATAGGCAAAGGCTCCGACATCGTAGCGCAGGTAATAGCCGCCATCGGTATAGATTGTATATTTCATATCTTCAAGGCAGATTTAACGGCGTCCACTATACGAGGGGTGTGTAGGAGTTTCCAAAAGGTCACGAGTTCTTCGTACTTCAACTTTGAGAGGAAGAACTTAAATTCATCGAGTACTTGTTTGTCTGTTACCATTAAAATCTACAAATTATAGGGTGTTCAAGCCCTTTATATCCTTTGACCAGTATAAAAGATACATTCACATACAAGAGAGAAAATCAATTCAGTTTGTATGGCGGGCGTTGTTAAACTTTTTTCCCCGATGAGCGTTATCCCAGTCTTGCGGTATGGGTGCATCACTCCGTCCCTTTTTCATTACAACGTACGTCTTACGTTATTCATACCTCTTGTTGGCTATATCTTCTATTGTCAATTGTCGAAGTCGTCAGTTTGTGGACGTTGCTTCACTTCGTCAACTCGAAGTATGTTGCCTACAACGTAATCGTAGGGGTTTCACTTGCTTTGGGATTATAGTGCCAATGTGTAAGCGAAACGCACTCTTAACTCCGTCAACTATGTAAAAAGAAAACGACTTCGGGGAAGATGGCATGAAAAGATATAGAGAAAACAACGCCCCGAAATCGCTTTCTATGTATGGCTTAACAAATCACTTGAACATTCGCCATTCATCGCTTTCTCTACCTACAAAGATACAAAATTTTATTGGATTTGCAAAAGAAAAATAAGTTTTTTATCTTTGTGGTGTAGGCAAAGGGTAAGCCCGATTTATAAACCTTTTAACATTATAGAATTATGAGAGTATGTTCATGTACTACTTCGGCCGCTTTGCCTGACATCCCAAAAGTAACTTGCAAGCAGAGTTTCGGGCAAATTCAGAAACTTGCATTTGTACGTATCTATTCTGATGGTACGACTAAAAACAAGTTCGACAAGACAAACGACATCACCAAACTGGCTACTTGGCAGAAGTTCACTGCCGCTACTGACGGAACAAAGATTGCCGTAACTCCATTCGTAGAAGCACCTACACAAGATGGTGGAGATGCTATCACTTTCGGAGGAGGAAACGACACTTTGGGCGGTGTAGAGAAGATTGTAGGTTCAAACCCTACCAATATGACCTTTGCACTTCGCGAGTGGTCGCAGGAAGCTATTGTAGCCCTCAAAGAGTTGATGTGTGAGGCGTCTTTGGGAGTGTATCCTATCAACGCGGATGGGCAGGTAGAAGCAATCAAGGACGGAGATAACTACTATCCTCTTCCAATACAAGCCCTCTTTGTAGGGGATAAGATACACGGAGGATTGCAGGAACCCGACAACAACGCATTGCAGTTCTCCTTTGCACCGAACTATTCGGACGGATTGGAGATAGTAACAACTGAATTTTCAGTAACTGACCTATAATGGGTGCGAAGAAAACTTTGGTGGCACTTACTCCTATTGGGGGTAGTGCCGCAGAGTTCTTCGAGATAGAGCACGCAGAGCGGATAATGCGACTTCCAAATTGCGTGTGGAGGGTAACGGATACTAACTTTGAATGGACGAAGAATGGCTTTACTACTAAATCAAATACAAGCGGAGTTAAGGCAGTCAAGCAAAAGACCGCAGATAAATGAAGCCTTAAAGCAACAAGAGCGGATTAAGTTCCACGCAGATACTAACCTATCAGCAGTGGTAGGCCGTCCATACAACGACTTCAAACTCTATTTGCAGTCGATGTTACTTAAAGACAAGTATCTAAATTGCTTGAACAACTTAAAGTTCCCTATCCCTACCAATGCGATTACCGATGGCATCTTCACAAAGTTGTCAAAGGTATTTGAGGGGCGCAATCCCGCTATTGATTATCTGTTCAAGAGCGCGGATGCAAGAGCTGACTGGGAGCGTTATCGTACTCTTGTACTTGGAGAACCCGATGTATGGAGTAGTAAGATGTGGGATTACTTCAAGACAGAGATAAACTGCATCTTGGTAGTAGATATGCCACAAGAGCCACAAGAGGGCAGGACTGCACCATACTTCTATCCCGTTCCGATAGCGAATGTAGTGTCTTATAGCGTCAATCCTATGAATGGTGCGATGGAGTGGCTTATCTTCCGCAGTACAAAGGATACTATCGTGGCTATTGACGAGCTTGCCTATCGCACATACGAGGTTCGTGACACGGATGTAATTAAGTTACTTTCTTCTTCTGCACACGGGTTAGGCTTTTGCCCTACAAGGTTCTTTTGGAACGAGCCTTTGAGCATCACCAATCCGGATATAAAGAAGTCTCCTTTGAGTAAGGAACTTGCAAACTTGGACTACTACCTATTTAGGGTACTATCTAAAAAGCATCTTGATTTATACGGGTCGTTCCCTATCTATTCGGGATACGAGGAAGAGTGCGACTATACAGACGCAGAGGGCAATATCTGTTATCACGGACACTTGCAGAAGCCTGACGGCACTATGAAACTCGATGTTGCCGGCAATCCAATTCCTTGTCCGTTATGTAAGAGCAAGAAGCCGCTTGCAGGAGCAGGAACATATATCGAAGTGCCCGTACCAAAGGACGGACTACCCGATATGCGCAACCCTATACAGATGCTTTCTATCGACAAACAGAGCCTTGACTACAATGTAGAGGACTTGGAAAGGTTGAAGAATAGTATCATAGCATCGTGTGTGGGTGTGGATAGCACTATCATCAACGAAGCGTCTATCAACGACAAGCAGGTGGATGCATCCTATGAAAGCAAAGACAATGTACTCAATAGGATAAAGAAAGGCTTTGAGGAAGCACAGAAGTGGGTAGATACTACTATCTGCATATTGAGGTACGGAGATAATTTCATCAGCGCGAATATCAACTATGGTACGGAGTTCTACACTCTTACGCCCGAAGTACTACAAGACAGGTACAACAAAGCCAAAGAGGGAGGAGCGAGCGACACGGAGTTAGATGCCTTGCGCACGCAGTTGATTGAGACCGAGTATAGGCACAACCCTATGCAGTTGCAGAGGATGAAAATCCTATTGGAATTAGAGCCATATAGACACTTGAAGAAGAATGAAGTGCTAAATCTATACCTCAATCACCTTATTTCCGCAGAAGAAGTAATCTTGAAGAACGATTTTAGCGGATTTATTCGTAGATTTGAGCGGGAAAATACGAATATCTTGGATTTCGGAGCAGATGTTAGTTACGAGAGCAAGATAGAAACCATATATAACACAATTTTAGAGTATGCGAGAGAACGCAAAGTTAACGAGAGCGACATATCAACTTCCGAAAGGTGAGGAGGGATATGTACACTACACGATTGAGCGAGTGACTTACAATCCTCACAATGGGCAGAAGATTAGCCGACAAGAGGTGATTAAGACCACGCCAAAGATGTTCGATAGTGTGAAGCGCAATTTAGAGTTGCAGGGATACACAATCAACATCCTATTCCATCCCGAAGGGAAGTACAACACCGAAAGAGTTGTTGAAACGCCCGAAGAAAGGATGCGTAAAGAGATAGAAGCCGAAGTAAGAGCCGAGTACGAGAAGAAGTACAAAGCACCTACTCCAACACCGATTAAAAAGAAGTAAGTATGCTGACACAAGAGATTATTACCGCAAACGAAGCACTCAAAGGATTGAGTGAAGAGCAGATTGGCGCAATCGTCACTTTGTCGCAGAACGACGAGAACGAGCAGTTCCGAGTTAAGTTCGGTGAACACTATCGTCAGTTAGACGCATCCATCGAGGAGCATTCGGGAGTACCAAGAAACGGAGCGGAAAAGACTTACGACTATCTACCACGCGCGATAGATGCAATGAAGTCGAAGTACGAGAACGAGATTGCCGAATTGAAGTCGAAGAAAGGCGAGGGGACAAGTGAAGAACTTGAAACCACACGAGCCGAATTGAAGACTACCAAAGAGCAGTTCAACGACCTACAAACCAAATATAAGGCTTTGGAGGGCGAGAGTGAGAAGAAACTCCTCAATTACCGCATTAGCAACGATTTTGAGGTGGCTAAATCGGGTTTGAAATACAAAGAGGGACTGAATGAGGTTGCCGTGAATACACTCGTAGAACAAGCCGTAAAGCGCGTTAAGGGACTAAATCCTAAATACGAGGAAAGAAACGGAAAGGAAGTACTTATCTTCCACGACGAGAATGGTTCACCACTGAACAATCCCGAAAACAAACTCAACCCATATACCGCGAAAGAACTTCTTGTAAAAGAATTGTCTAACTATGGTATATTGGCAGAGAAGACAAAGACGGGAACGGGCACGACCACTCCACAAAAGGAGAAAGTGCTAACCGCAAGCACGCAAGAGGAAGCAATGGAAGCGATTACATCCGAACTCCTTGCCAAAGGATTAGTAAAGGGTTCGAGTGCTTTCCAAAAAGAACTTGACAAGTATTGGAGAGAGAACAAGATTTCCGAACTTCCTACAAGATAATTTTTTAGTAACGGACAAAGGGGAAGTCTAAAAGTATCAAACAAAATAAAAGTTCTAAACTATGACATTAGTAGCAACTAAAATTCAAGCGATTAGGGTCAAAGACACTAACCTTGACAAAAACGAAAATCGTTTAAGCGATTATGGTGCTTTGAACTTCTTCCGAGTTCAGAGCGAGAGAGCACCTCTTCTTTCGGAGAGAATGAGAGAGGAAGCAAGAAACGGCGCAGGTAAGACACTTCAAGTGCCCGTTATCAACTATGACGGAACCGTCAGTGTAAGCAACGCACGCACTTGTACTATTGCAGATGCGGAGAATACTTCTGCACTTGTGGATGTAAGTTTCGTAACCTATGCAGTAGGTTTCACTATGGTGCCGGGTCAGTATTCTAACAACGATATTGACTATGAAAAGGACTTTATGGCGAAGTTCAAGAAGTCTGCACGCGCACTTGGTGCTGCACTTGATAGTGCCGCTATTGCCGCACTTGAAGCCGCAAAGACAAAGGTATTTGCCGACACTTTGCTTTACTCAAAGACAGCAGACACTATCGGCGTTCCTTTCGGTTCTCGTGAGAACATACTTGGTGACATCGAGCCAATGATGGAAGCAAACGACTTCTATGGCAAGGTGAACATCATCGGAAACGCAGGTGTGAAGTCTATTCTTGGCAAACTTCAAGAACTTGGCACTTACAACGAGGTGGACAAGACACTTGAATTCGAGAATAAGGAATTCCACTTCACCAATCGTCTTGCCAATGCAACGGGTCAGTACGCTACTTTCTATGCAGTAGAAGAGGGAAGTGTAGATATGCTATATCGTTACGATAGAGCAGCCGCACGCGGAGCGAAGAGTGGCACACACGAATGGAGTGTAATCAATATGCCTTATATTGACATCCCAGTAGGCTTGCACTACTATGAGGAAGTGGGTGACCAGAGTAAGATTTCGGGAGCCGCTACCGCAGATATGGTTTGCGATGTAAAAGAATACTATGGGTTCAGTGTAGATGTAGCGTTCATCGTGGCATACAACTCTGACGCAGAAACTCTTGCATCTCCAATCATAAAGGCGCAGGTAACAAAGGGTACAGACTACACTCCACAGGTAGTTATTGCTAACACTGATAGCAACCCTGTTCCTACAAAGGCTATAACTGTTACTCCGTAGTTGTAGGGACAAATTAAAATAGTCTTTCAAAGGGAGAAAGTATGAACCGAAAAGGGGATTGCTTTCTCCTTTTTTAGTAACTTTGGAATATGATAAGGATAAAAGAAATAGTAAACGCCTTTCGTGGCGTGGTTGGATGGGAGCAATCCCGTGCCAAAGAATATACGATAGGAGAGGAACTCACTCAATCGGATAGTGGGTTATACTTTCAAGAAGCGCATCCGCTACTTACCTTACGGGCTATGAAAGGGATAATGCCGAAAGACTATGCCTATTCGGAGTACGAACTGACAAAGACTTACTCAAAGGGTGATATTGTGGTATATGGGGAGGACTTGTATCGTTCAGTTGCGGATGACAATCAAGGGCGAAGCGTGTTAGACGCCGATTATTGGGAGTTGTACCACGCACTTACCGAGTACCTATCTAAACTCACCGATAGTGGCATAAAAGCCGTCGTACAGAGGTTTATGACGGAAAAGGTAGTAGGGCTTGAAACGAAGAACATACTTGACCGCAGGACGCTTTTTGACGGCACAGGGAGGATAACCGCACGCACTCCGAACAATGGTAGGTTAGTAGGGTTTGAGATAACTCCTATCCGTGCCAATGGAGCAACGATGAAGTTAGAGCGGATTGGGATGCAGTTCGTAGGGAACATCGGAAAAGTGAAGTTGTATTTATTCCATTCATCGAGGAGTGAGCCTATATGGGTAAAAGAAATGAACTACACTTCCACTCACGGGACTTACCAATGGTTCGATTTGCCCGAAACTTACTTGCCGTATTATAGCCACGACCTCAATTCGGGAGGTAGTTGGTACTTGGTATATTCGCAAGCAGAGTTGCCCGATTATATGGAGAGCATCAATTTCGGTAGGGATTGGAGCAGAGAGCCGTGTGGCAGTTGCAACAAGGGGGATTTGAATGTCTACCGAGCAATGGGCAAGTGGGTTCAGTTGTCGCCTTTCTACATCAACGGGAGTGATTGGGATGGCAGGTTGTGGGATATACAGAAGAACATCTACACTCCGAGTGACAACTATGGATTGAATATGCAGTTTTCGATGGGATGTGACCTTACGGACACTTTGATTGCTATGAGAGGTGATTTTGCGAGTGTTATTCAGTTGCAAGTAGCCAATCAAGCCTTAAAGTCGCTTGCTATGAACCCCGAAGTAGAGGTGAACCGAGTGCAATTCAACGCAGATAGGAACGATATTCTATTTGAGAGTGAGGGGAACGGACAAGGGATACGCGGATTGAAAGGACAATTAGATAGGGCTTTCAAGGCGTTGAGTATAGATACAAAGGGGCTTGACCCACTTTGTTTGAGTTGTAAGAATGGAGGAATTAGAATAGGGTCGATATAATGATCGAGGAATTATTAACGGGTGTAACGGAGTATTTAGAAAATCTTGACGGGATTATCCGAGAGGGGGCGCAGTCTTGTGAGCAAGAAATCTTGCAAGAGCAGAGGGAGCAACTCTTTTCGGGCAAGGCGTCAAGTGGTGAGGATTTACGCCCTTATTATTCCGAAGACTTGCAATCAAGTGGAGGGTACTTTAAGAATATCGATAGTGCGAGGAGATACAAGCAGTGGAAAGCCGAACTCACTTATCCATCGCAGACGGAAAGGGCAAACTTGGACGCACCGAACTTGTACATCAATGGGAAGTTTCATTTGGAGTTAGGGATGCAATTCGATGAGGAAACGATGTCAGTAGAGGGGACAACGAACTATGCACAAAGGATAATGGATAAGTATGGATGGAGGAACTTCGGGCTTATGGACGAGCGGTGGGCAACGATATTAGATAATTACATACAGCCGTATATGGTAAACGAATTAAAAAATCGATTATGAAAGTATTTATAAAAGAAGATAGCCGTTTATTCGATGCGGCGATAGCGCAGATACAGATAAGGCTTGCGCAGAACATAGGATGGTTAGACAACATCTTCGGACTAACAGAAACACTCGTAGAGCGCAAAGACGGGAAAGCCTTTACATCCGCCAATGTATATACTCGAAAGGGCAGGTACATACAAGTAATGCCGTGTGCAGAACTTGGCAATTTTTGTTTCTTTTATTTGCGCGACCCACAGACGATATGGGAGAAGAGCGCGAGTGTGCTAAAAAGTCCGTTTTCAGTGGTGTTTTGGTTTAAGGTGGACGAGGTATCATCTTCGACCGCTACACGCAACAGAGAAGCCGTAAAGGAGCAAATAATAGCCGTTTTAGGGGAGTATCACTTAAAGGGAGTTACATACACTCTTGGGAATATTTATGAGCAACCACAAAATGTGTTCAAAGGGTACGACTATGACCATAAGGAGAACCAATTTCTTATGCATCCATACGCAGGATTGAGGATAGATGGGGATTTGAGGGTGAATGTGCCGTGTTTGAAGTCTTTATTTGGGGATTACAACGATGATTACAATCTTGATTTCAATGTAGATAGGCTTGCGAGATACCTAAAAGGTGCGTACGATAAGGATTACAATCTTGATTTTGATGTTGATTTGATATGATTACATTCGTGTGTTTTGTGCTTTTAGTGGCACTTTTTGTAAAATTTCTACAAACATTAGGGGAAAAATGGGGTATTTTCTCGTTTTTGCAGGCACACGCTCCAAATGACTTCTTCTATAAGTTGTTCAGTTGTGCGTTTTGCCGTGGCTTTTGGCTTGCTTTGGGTGTGTGTGGAGTGTTGGTATTGTTCGGTGCTCCACTTTACTTTTTATTCATACCGATATTCAGTTCCGTACTATGAGAGAGATAAAGATAAATAAACACAAGTTCGTCTTCTATGATAGCATAGAGGATATGTCTATAAGTCGATTTCACAAGTATAGCAAGTATATGCTTGTAGCGAGTGGGATTGGGGATAGCATAGCGGATGTAGATGAGCACATAGGGATGATTATGAAGTTAATTGATTTCGATGTGAACAAAGCAAAGCAAGAATTGATGAATATGCGTCACAACCTTGTAACGATACTTCAAGAGCAGGATATTCGCCATGTTGCCTTTATGTACTTCGTCCATTCGGTAGATGGGAAGAAATGGGAGGATTTCAGCGATAGTGGAGTGAAGAAGTTGTATGAACTCGTAATAGGGGAGAAAGAGATAGCCCTTGCAGACGCAGAAAGGGCTATTAGAGAGCAATTAGACGACGAGTTGAGGGATTACTTCCCCAAAGTGTTTGAGGGCGAAAATAAGAACCTTTTAGACTATGCACGCAAACGCGCTTTGTTGCAGGTGGACGAGATAGTGAACGATTGTTCGCACGAGGACGAGATAAAGAAGTTATCCGAACTCTTGACGATAGGATACAAGCCAATGATATTCGAGGGGAGTGAGAGTGCCGAATTGCAGTTCGACAAGCAGTTTGAGCAGATGTGCTTGGCAATCAGTAAGGAGTTTGGTGGTAAAGCCAAAGACTACACAATAATGGAGTATTACTCCGCTTACGAGCGATTAGAAGCAATAAATAAGGAATTAGACCGAATAAGGAGGAAATAATATGGAAAACCCAATAAAATATAGTGACATAGTCAGCCCCGATGTACGAGAGGGTTTTGATGCGTGGATAAACCAAATCAAGCAGTTGCAAGCGCAGACGCAGGCATCTATCGAGGAGATGAAGAAAGAGATTGCCAGTCTTGGAGGGCAAATCAAGACCGCAGGCAGTGGAACAAATGTAAAACCACAAATAGACCAATTAGACAAACTTCGCGAGATTTACAAAAGCCTTGAAGTAGATGTGGACCTCTATGACGAAGCAATACAAGCCCTCAACAAGAGCAATAGAGAGCGCAATAGGGTACTACAACTCTCTACCGAGTTAGAGCGCACAAGAGAGGGGTCGTATGACCGCTTGCAAGCCCAATACAACACCCTCAAAACACTTGTGAACAATATGACGCAAGCCGAAAGGGAAAACACCGATGCAGGAAAGAAAATGGTCGAGCAACTCAAAGAGATGTATGAGAGGATGAATATGATGCAACAAGCAACGGGTAAGTATCAGTTGCAGGTAGGTAACTATTCAAAAGCCATTTCGGGATTGAATATCGCTACAACGCAGGTAATCCGAGAGTTGCCAGCACTTGCCAATAGCCCAGCGACCTTTGCGATAGCCATATCGAACAACATCCCTATTCTTATGGATTACATCGGAAATGTGAAGTCTTTAAGAGTTGAAACATTGAAGCAAATTGCAGCCGCAGAAGCCGCAGGAGAAGCAGAGAAAGCCGCCGCACTCAAAGCAGAAATGGCAAAGAATAAGAACCTTTCTGTAACAAAGTTGCTTACCAAGTCTATCTTTTCTTGGCAATCGGGTTTAGTGCTGCTTTTGACGGTTCTACCTTTTGTGCTCCGCCATCTTTCCAAAAAGAGCAAAGAGCAGGAGAAGTACAACGAGATACTGACAAAAACTATCGACTTGGAGGAAGAGTTGGCAAAGGCTGATGTTAGTGCCGCACAAGCCGCCGCACAAGAAACAGCGAAATTAAGGGCATTGTATGAAATCGCAACGGATATAAATCGCGTATATAACGATAGATTGAACGCAGCAATAGCGTTGCAAAGTCTATATCCATCATATTTTGCGAATATCGAAAAAGAAAAAATACTACTTGGAGATGCGAAGGCAAATTATGACCTCCTTACCGATAGTATCGTCAAACGAGCACGAGCAAAGGCATATCTTAAAAAGATAGAGGAAACGGAAGCAAAGATTGTTGAGAAAGAAGAGCAGAATAGACAAATTTTTAAGACAAGCCCAAATTATTTTGGTTGGTATTTTTATGGTAGCACATGGGGTGAAATTTATGAAAATCTAAAAGACCAACCAGAAAAAATTAAATATGCTATATCAACAAGTAAACCAACACGCAAAGGACGCGAAGATGTTACGACATTTAAAGCTATCCAAAAAAATATATCGGATATAGAAACTCTTATCACACAGCGGGACGAATTACTTAAATTGATTGATATCACAGGCTTATTAGGCAATGGCAGTGGCAGTGGCAGTGGAAACGGAAAGAATGAGATAAAGGACTATTACTTCGATATGTGGCAGTCCGTTATCGATGCTATGGAAGACGGGCTAACCAAACAACTTGCGCAGTTGCAACTATCCTACAAAAAGGAGATGAAGCAATACGAGGACATTCGCGCCGAACTCTTGGAGAAGCAGAAGACCGCCGATGCGAAAGATAAGAAGCAAATAGAAACGCAGTTAGCCTATATAGAAGCAATAATGGGCAATACTACATCTAAATACAAGGCCGAGCGCGAAGAGTTACTTAAAACCGAACCCGTAGCGGTTGAAGATGAATATATTGCAGAGGAGGATGTGTCTTTAATCAAGAAGCAGGTAGAGCAGGAGAAAGCCGTTAGGAATAGTGCTATCTATGCCGAGATGGAAGAGCGCAGAAAGGCAGGTGAGGATATTGAAACCATTAAGCAGGAAACTAACAACAAGTTACTTGCATCCGACATTCAGTATTGGGAGGATTACCTCCGATTGCTTACTGAAAGCGGTACGCTGACGATTGACGAGTACAACAAGATAATGGAGAGGTTGAATGCGTTGAGGAGTAAGTCTACCAATGCGACCGACCCAACGGACGAAGAAGATAAAACGGCAGACCGAAAGTGGCGCACTATGGAGAGGTACTTCAATCAGTCGTTCAAGTATATGAACGAATGGATTGAAACGCGAATAAAGATGGCAGAAATAGCGGAAGAAGCGGCACAAGCCGAGCAGGATGCAGCAAAGAGTGCACTTGACTATGAACTCGAAGCAAGGGCAAACGGATACGCTAACAATGTGGAATATGCACGAAAGGAGTACGAGGAGAAGCATAAGATTGCAAAGAAAGCCGCACAAGATGTATTAGAGTTACAAAAGGTGCAGGAAGCCGCAGACACTGCACAACAGATAAGCAGTCTTGTAACCGCAACGGCGAGTATATGGAAAGCAGAGGGCACGAAAGGAGTATTGGGTATTCCATTAGCAGTAGCGGCAACGGCGGCTATGTGGGGTTCATTTGCAGCAGCAAAGATAAAGGCGGTACAACTCACAAAGATGCAAAGCGAGAGTTACGGAGAGGGTATGAGTGAGTACTTGGATTATGGTGGTTCGCACGCAAGTGGGCACGACATAGATTTCGGAGTAAAACCCGATGGGACAAGACGCAGGGTTGAAAGAGGAGAGATGATTGGAGTAATCAACAAGCGCAATGTACGCAAGTACGGCGTTAGTAAGGTATCCGACATCATTTCTTCGTTAAATCACGGCACTTTCGAGAATTTGTACGGCAATGCTTTTGTGGGTAGCGATATTGTGCCACAAGGAGCAGACTTGCGTAAACTCGAAAAGGGTGTAAGCGAGTTAGTAGAGCAGGGTGGGCAGAAAGTGCTTACATCGGGCGGAAAGACGATAATATATTACAAGAACACAAAGAAAATAATAAGTTAGGCTATGAAACCAAAATACGGATTTTATTTACAAACTCCAAAAATACGAATAACGGCGCATCCTATATTCGGGAATAATTGCACAATGAAATGGTCGCACGATGCGAATGAGCAGTATTTCCGTCAAAGTCTTTCGGGGGAGTTTACTTTTGTAGGGGAAGACTTCGACTTTGTGTATAACGCAGATATAGAAACAAAGTTCAATCTTATAATCTATTCGGATTACGGGTTATATTGGACAGGTACTTTTTACAAGACGGATTGCGAGTTCAATATAGATGATAGGCTTTTCACCCTCAATCTTGAAACAAAGGATGCATATAGTGCGGTGCTTGATGGGGTTGAAAAGGAATATGACTTGATTAAGATACTACCACGCAAGCAGGCCGTATCGCTCGACAAGCGCAGTATGATACAAATCTATGCTATGGGCGAGGATAAAGTATCGTGTTTCTTTCAGGGTATGACTTGGGAGCAGGATTGTGAAACGATAGAAAGCGATAGCGACTTGACGGACAAGTACCACTTTGCTAAATTTTTCAATAAGAGATTAATAGAGATTTCGGGGGATATGACGCCCAAACTACCTAATATCATTATAGGGGATAAGCCGGCAAGTAATACCGAATGGCAGATTTCCGATAGCACATATATTGTCCAAGCGCGGAAAGTAGCATCGACGGGTTCGTTCTTGGAGATTGTAAGGAAAACAGATAGGGTTGTTTTATGGAGGGCAGTATTTATCGCAGGGGATATTCCATTTGATGCAGATATAACTTTACTTCCCGTCAGCGATAGTGGTGCAACGGGTAATGTAATTCTTTACATCCACGACATAGCCTTTTATGCGAGGCTTATATGCGATGTAGAGAGTTATACGATTGCAGGGGAAACAATGACCACTTCTGCACTATCGTATGAAGATATGGTGAGTGACAATAGGAATTTCCATAGGGTACTTGCATACGACTTCCCCGATACGATTGTGATTTGGGACGAGTTCAGCACTTCTCCGACACAATGGTTTTATAAGGACAATCAGTATTATGTTAAACCTCCACACGGAGGGAGCACGGGTATAAAGGACTACTATCCTATTGCGCAGACCTATTGGACGCAGGTATCGTATTGGTTCAGATTTGACTTATTGGACGACCTATACGAGCCACTTTTCCGCAAAGAATACACATTTAAGGATGCATATCCGTTGTGGTCGGTGATAGATACTTTATTGAGTAAGATTACAAAGGATAGCGGATATTCGGTAGACTTCAAAGGGACAAAGGCGTATAGCCAATTCTTGTACGACACTTACAATCCGATAAGTCAGCAGGCGTTCAGTCTATTCTTGACGCCAAAGAGTAATATCTTGGCAGGAGAGTATAGCCAGCCTGCGCAAAAAGCGAAGATTACATTAAGGAAGATACTCGATATGCTCCGAGATGCATTTAGATGCTATTGGTGGTTAGAGCAGGTGAGTGGCAACAACTACCGATTGAGGATAGAGCATATATCTTACTTTATGAACGGCGGAGCATATTTTTCAAACCCTCAAATTGGGCTTGATTTGACAAAACTTGTCAATCCGAGAACGGGAAAGGCTTGGAGTTTCGGGGTGAACACTGCATCTTATGACAAGGACGAACTACCCGAAAGATACGAATTCAAGTGGGTAGACGATACGACTTCATACTTTGAGGGCAACCCGATAGAGATAAAGAGCAAGTATGTGAAAAGCGGAGATGTGGAGAGCATCACCATAGATGACTTCAATTCGGATATTGATTATATGCTATTCAATCCGAGTGCGGCGCAAAGTGACGGATTTGCCCTTTTAAGTGCCGTAGAAAGCGAGGGAAAGTGGAAAGTGGCTTACTATACCATCGCGGACGATATTGTCCTACAAAACGGGTTTTTGTCCTTTTACGCCCTACAAACCTACTACCTCTATGATATGCCGGCGTGGAACATCGAGGTGAACGACAAGGAAAAGAAGAGCAACGGAGTGAAAAAATCTATGAAGCAGAGCATCTCTTGCCCTTACTTTGATTTTGACTTGTATAAGTTAATTCATACAGGTATCGGAGATGGGCAGATAGATAAAGTGGAAATGAATTTAGATACCCAAATGTTAGAAATTGATTTAATTTTCACACCTAAATAAAAATTACTACCTTTGCGATAAGGAGAAAGGGTTACTCTTTGTCAATTAAACCAATAAAATTATGAGTAACAAAAATAACTTTTCTCCTCTTCCTTTTTACGACGATAAAATAGAGCAGAAAAAATGGTATGCTTTTGGTCGGGATTATGTTTATTTAACCCCGAATAAGCGCATATTGCCTTTTCAAATCCAAAGGGAGGCTACAACCTCTATACAAAAGACCTCGACGGAGATAACCGCAGACTACATAGACAATGCCTATTTGGACAAAGATGGCAATCTTATAGAGAATGCATCCTCTAAATCGGGCGTGGGTAGTATCGAAACGCACGGATTGGACACGAAGTACATCTATATCGAGAACCTACCTACACCGCCATTCTATTCGGGTTTGAGTGAGCAAATACAAGGTACTTCCATAGCCTTTCTCAACACAAGCGGAGAAGTAATTAAAACACTCAATCCCGTACCTCTTGGAGCAAAGACTTGGAGCGGATACATAACCATACCGCAGGACGCGGATACTATCTATATATTACAATATACGGGAGGAGAGAACGCAACTTATTTCAAAGCCGTAGAAGCACCAGTGCCATTGGAGAGCGTTAGCATCTTTGATGCGGATACAGATGAGCAGATAACCACACTTGACATATCGAAATTCAATATCGTTAACAAAGGTGACTATGATTACATCTGTTATAACGGAAATGTAGTACTCACAACAGATAAGCATCCTACAAAGATGTATGTAAAGGTAGTAGACGAAGATGACAACGAGTGGTATTCGGCTTATTTTGGGTGGTGCAGTGCGTGTATGGAGATAAGATGGTGGGATGACGAGGACTTGGAGTTCGATGCAGGAGCAGTCGTCTATTCCAATGGATATAAAAATATAATGTACTTTGATGCGGAGATAGGTATGCCCGATTATGAGTTCGAGGAAGAAGTAGCAGAGCGCAGTGGGTATCAGTTTCCAATCAGTCAAGTATCTTACAAGCGGTATAGGTTCAACATCCTTGCACCCGAAGAGGTATGCGATGTAATGCGTTTCATTCGATTGAGCGACCATATACAGATAGTGACAAACGAATGGACATACGATGCTACATCGTTTTTGATTACACCTACTTGGCAGGAGCAGGGATACTTGGCAGAGGTAGCATGTGAGTTCACAACCAATTCAGTAGTAAAGAAAATAGGCAAGGGGGTAGCCGTTTCAAAAATTATAAACAATTAAAAAATAATGCATTATGAATTACGAGCAACTAAAAGACCTTATAGCCAAAAAGGTTAAGGAGAACGGACGCGGAGAGATTACGGGTCCAATCTTGCAGGCTGTCCTCTTGGCGATGGTGGATGCTTTGGGTGAGATTAACCCACAAGAGTACACAGAGGAACAGAAAGCACAAGCGAGGGCGAACATAGAAGCACTTGCGAATTTCGAGGGTGAGATAACCGAAGACAAGTTATCCGTTGAGGTACAAGCCATCCTCAACGATGTAGCGAACAAGCAGTACATCACAGACAAAACCTTGCAGACCACTGCAAAGACGATTGTCGGAGCGATAAACGAGGTGTATGGCGGTGGACTTGCCGACAATGCCGTCACGGAAACGAAACTATCCCAATCTATTCAAACTATACTTGGAATGGTCGGGACAAATGTAAAGGCAATAAATGAGAATACTGACCTTAATACTATCACAGAAAAAGGCATATATATATTGATGGCGGGGCATTCATATACAAATTATCCTATGTCTGATGGCATTTCGAGTTCATCATGGTTTATAAACTCACCTTCTTTATTATTGGTATCAGATTATGTTGCAGCTACTTCTGTTGTTCAAACTTGTATTGGATTATCATTTACATATTTTTTTCCATCAATAAAGACAAGAGCAAAAAACCCCTCCTATTGGGGCGAATGGGCTGGTAAGGACATTTGCGATTTGTTTTTATCTATAGATCAAAAACTCGACACCTCTGCAACAATCACCGATGCAGAGATAACTAAAATATGGGAGGAAGCATAATATGGAAAAGAGATTTATAGTAGGCAGTAGAGCCTTTTTCAGCCCGATTGAGGGTTTTCAATCCAAAGACACTGACACACTCGTATGGACTGACGAGAACACGGATTTCAAGCACTACAAGCAATCCTCTATGAGTGGCAGATGTGAGTTCCTTTGGGCAGTCAAAACAAAAAAGGAACTATTAGCATTTGCGCAGAGGGAACAAGCAAGCGGACTTGAATTCGGCAAATTCTTGGTCACTGACTTTGCAAACGAAATAGGGCTAACTATTGAGGACTTAAAAGCCTTTGCGGATGCATACTTGCCTAAACTCGATGCAAGACACAAGTATCAAGAAATCATCTACAATTCTTACATAGCAAACAATGGGTTCTACCTCACTGACAAACAAAGGGAAGAAGCATACGAGGAATACAATAAAGACAAAAAGGAGGAATAAAAAATGGGATATCTAAATAATTCGGGTTTAACGACCTTTTCAAAGAAAATAAAGACTTGGGTTAAGGAGCAAATAGCGGCAGTGCAGAATGCTCTCAATCCAATGGTAAGCATCACCTATGCCGACCTCAAAGCGTTGAGGGATGGGAGCAAACTTGTTGCAGGCAGGAGGTATCGAATAACTGACTTTGTGACTACAAGTGTACAGACAGACACACGGAGTGCAGGGCACGCCTTTGATGTGATTGTCAAGGCAGACGATGTGAATGTACTCAACGAGAATGCCAAAGCGATACAACACAAAGGGGACACCTATTTCAGTGGATGCAAGTTGAGTGCTTGGGAACTGAAATACTGCTTGGACAACGACACAAACCGCTTTGCTTGGGCAGATACAACCAACGGAAAGGGTGTTGTTTGGTGGATGAAAGATGAATGGGACAACGAGTGTTTCTACGATTTCAAGAACATACAATACAAGCGGTACAAGGTTACGGGTGTGACATATACGGATAGGCACAGCTCTTTCCTGAATGGCTATTATGGCATAGAGGGCGGATTTCAGGGCGTTAAAGTAAGCGATACGGATTTCAAGTGGGCTTACACATTCTCCGTTCTTGACGTGGATAGGGATACAGAAGAAACACAATGGGATGCCGATTATCCCGATGCATCAGTTTTGCAGGGCGGGAGTAACGACCCTGACGGGGGAGGTTATATGCACCCGATACTGAGATGCGAGAAGAACCGCGTGGATGCTCTTGAAATTGCGTCAATTGTGGACGATTTGGAAACAACGGTCAAGTATGCTCTGAATGACGGGGTATTCTTCAGCAAATACAAGTGGCCTGAAACTGATGACGGGACATATAGGCACGAGTTGGAGCACTGCGCGTATAACCGCTTCGGCAACTCACATGGCTTTACCCTTGAAGTTTGCTGTGTGAACAAGACGGGAACGGGATGTTACGAATTTCTTTGCGGAAACGGCTGCTCCTCTTGGACTTGCGGAAACGACTGCTACTCTTGGACTTGCGGAAACGAC